AAGCATCATATTTGCTTGACGCTGTGCTATGAAATGATAATCAATTCCATCCTCTTCACCATCTCTAGGAGGTCTCGTAGTGTGAGAAACACAATATTTTAAACCAAACCTTTCCAGTTCCTTCCTTAAATAATCTTTACCAGAACCACCCTTACCTACTATAATTATCCTTCTTATCATATTCTATTAATAATTCCTAATCAACAAGTTTTTGTATTTTGAAGATCAGAGAAAGCAAACTCACAACCGGATCGATAACAACTTGTCGTTGAGCTTGGTGGTGAGCAACCTCAACAATTACACCAGGTATTATTTTGACATGGCTCGATTTATTCTTGATGATCCAATTGATGAATTCTTCTCCCAAAGCTGTCATAACGTCATCAATTTTTGTTGAGTATTGTCCAACAATAACTTGATAGTTTGCTACTGGATCTTTTGATTCAAATATCATCCTGTAAAGATCTTCGTAAGACCAAGAAGAATCCCTTACTCTAGAAATATCAATCTCTTTAACCCCCTCGATAACCCATGTTTGAATCCTATTTAGGGAAGATCTTAAATCCGGAAAATATTCTTTTTCAAACTCATCTAATGATGCTTCATCGATTTTAATACCAAGTTTTCCCAGAATAAGATTAATTCTGCTTCTCCATTCGTTCCTGATTTTATCCTCTTCAACTTGATTAACAGGATCAAAATTTATAACTTCAAATCTACTTTGAATTGCTTCAGGAACTTTGTTAAGCCAATTACATGTTGCAACAAACCTTGTGTTACCTGCAAACTTTTCAATAGTACCTCGGAGGGCTTTATAGAACTGATCAGAAGCTCCGTCAAACTCGTCTAATACGACTACCTTTTTTGAAGATTTTCCATCCAGGATACTTATGGTAGAACAAAAATCGTTAATCTTAGTTCTAATTGTATCTACCGAACTTTCATCAGAAACGTTGATGAAAAGATGTGGAAGATCCTTCGATAAAATTTTAGCTAATGTGGTTTTACCACACCCAGGGGAACCTGAAAGCAAAACGTTATGGTTCAATCCCTTGTCCTCAAAAAGAACCCGGATCCTGTCCGGGAGAATCATATGCCTGATTTCTTTTGGTCGTAATTTCTCGGTAAGTAGCTGATCTAACATAAAAACTCTTTATTCTTTTACGGAGTAAAAAGCCTTTAGTTTCCCATTTAAAACAATTTAGAAAGGTCGTCAGCATCGTTTTTATCGGTTCTTACCTCAATGAATCTTGGCAAAAACAAACTGCGGTTTTCGTGCTTATCGGTAATGGTAACGTTGTATTGGACCGCCGCTATTTTTCCTACGAGTGAATCTGGGTCTCTGCTTAGTTCAGCTAGATCCTTATCGGTAAATCCAGCTCCAATTTTTACATTTAGTGTCTTTGAAGCATCAGTGCAAATTAATCCGCCGATGAAGCCTTCTCTCTTTCCCTCACCTGGATACCAGCCGGTTATAACTAAATCACAATCATTTACCTCCTTTAGCTTAACCCAGCTTTTGCTTCTTTTGCACTCGTAGACATGATTGTTTTTACAAATTACACCTTCGCCACCAGAGTCAACTATTGTTTTATAAATGGATAAAATTTCTTCCATTGATTGTACTTGCCACATTTGTCCAAGGCGAACACACGATGTACTTTCAAGATTCTCTTGGATTAGGTCAGATAAGAGCTTTCTACGTTCAGTATAAATTACAGAGCCCTTTCCGGTTTTGAGTACGGAAGATGATACAATATCAAACACATTAAAAAGAAAGCTTTCGTCAATGTTATCTGGAGCAGTCCCTTTTAAAATCTGTGTTACCTTTCCCGAGACAGACTTTCTATTGTGGTCAGTCAATTCACCATCAAAAAAGATCCCTACGTGGCTACCAGCAGCCTTTTTAAGTTCGTTTGATATATTCCTTAGCTTCGATGAATCTAGCTCGTTAAAAGCTCTAGTATAGAATGAAAAATCACCATTGTCGTTTCTGACAGCAATTACTCTAACCCCGTCATATTTTTCTTCGCAAAAAATTTGGTCCCATTTTTCAATCTCCTTCTGATCATCCGTAGCTAGCATAACCGAAAGGTCCGGTATTTGTTCAGATCCAATAGCCTTGTTAATTAACTTAGCACCTATTCCTACGTTCATTCTTTTAGTAAGAATTTTCATCAGCATCTTACGTAATTCTACATCTTTCGAATTATCGTCGCTGAAAGAAAACTCCAATAAATCTTGAGCTCTTCCTCTTAAAAAGTCGTTTGCTGCTGGAGCCTTCTTTAAATCCTCTACAAGTGCTACAAAGTTTTTCCAGAAATTATCTGGGTCCGAAGAGAAGGATCTTTCCGGTTGCTTTTCAGAAAACTCTAATTTGTGTAGTTTAGTAGTCACGAAAGGATTAAAACAAATATCCAGAATGTAGGACATTTGTTCAGTGAGATTTTCCGAAATCAATCTTTGCTTCTCTTTCTGTGAACCATTTCCAGTTAGATTCTCGAGTTGGCAAAATATTTCAAGTTCTTTTAACATAATTCTTATTTAAGAACAAATTTAAAAATTAGTATCGTTAATAAAAAATTTTAATGGAAAAAACTTAGAGCCATCCTCTCTTAATAGAAATACGAATCAATTCATCAGAATTAATCGGAACTGCGCCAGAGATTTGACAAACCATAGATCCTCCCAAATTGGAAACCCTTAATGAATTTTCAAGAGTTATATCACAGATTTGCATCAAAATGAAAATAGCGCTAACGGTGTCACCAGCACCAGAAACGTCGGTTACCTCTATTTTCATTCCACCGTCTATCTCGTAGGATTCACCACTTCTTGCTAACATCCCATCTTCAGACATAGTTAGCAAAATGCCACCGAAACCATAACTTTCAATAAGAAGATCACAAAATTTTAAAATTTTTTGCTCGGTGAGTTTTTCTTGGGGAGAAACACCGACAGCATTTTTGAACTCCAATAAATTGGGTTTTATCCAATTTGCACCAGAGTATCTTGAGAAGTCTTTTTCTTTCGGATCGACCAAAACAATCTTACCTTCCTTTTGCGCAATTGAAATTAAATCCCGTAGAAGATCAGGTGAAAATAATCCCTTGCCATAGTCTTGCAAAATAACCCCATGAACAAGTTTAATTAAGTTCTTGTACTGAGAAATTATTTCCTCCTTAACATTCTCCGAGATCGTGTCTGTTATTTCGCAATCTATCCTAGTAATTTGATGTCCGTTTCCTACGATTCTAGTTTTTTCAGTCGTGGGTCTGGAAGAATCCCTTACCAAGAATGGTGAAATGCTTTGCTGTTTTAAAAGATCATCAAGAACGACAGAAGATTGATCATCTCCGGTAACACCAAGTAAATAACATTCAGAGCCAAAAGAAGTTACGTTTTGAGCTACGTTAGCCGCACCACCAAGACAATAAACAGAGCGGTTTTTCAAAACTACAGGAACTGGCGCTTCGGGGGAAACCCTGTAAACCTTCCCATAAACATAGTGATCCAGAATTATATCACCAACAACTAAAACCTTCTTGGAAGATAGTAGTTTCCTTATGTCCATCTACAATAATTTTAAAGTGTGAATGTTGCTTCTTTTCCTCCCTCTGCTCCACCTTCTCCCTCTTTGGCTTTAGCTCTTTCTTCAGCTTCTTTTGCCTCTTGTTCCTTGTACTTTTCATTCTTTTTGTACTCGTCCATAGTTAAACCAAGGAACCTTTTAATAAGGAAATTTTTATCGAAGTAAGGCTCTTCTTCCTCACCGATTTTTTGTTTCATATCTCCGATAGATGTGATGAACTCGGTTCTTTTGGAGTAGTTTTGAAGCTGTATGAACTCTTCAAATAGATTTTCTCTGACGAAATCCAATCCTAAATTAGACTTAAAAGAACTATCTTTGGAAAGTTCGGGAAAGTCCAAACACATTTGAATGTAAAGAGGTTTAACAAGGATTTCCTGAAATATTGATCTAAGACGGGTAAGAAACTTTTCAAACCTTATTTCATCCCTTTCTAATTGATCTATACTAACCTGATAGTTAGCAGGGGTTCCCCCTCTGAAAGCAAAGCGGGCATAAGGTATTTTAGAATCCAGTTTGAGTTTGTTGTAGAAATATACAACATTTTCCATCACGTTAAAATCAGGTCCATTAGGATCCAATGTTTCAATCTGTGGGGATTGACCATCCTTTTCAGGGAATAAATAGTTTTTATAAAACTGTACCTTAGGACGACCATTAACTGTTAGTTCACCAGAGGAATCATTTAATTCGATCTCTTCCTTATAAATCGACATTAATTGTCCCAAAGTTTGCATTGCTTTTTGCTGAGACTGTGATCCAACGGGAATAACAAACTTAAGTCTATACGATGCATTCATCACATTCCAAATCACTCTGGTATTTTCCATGATCCTCAGAATGTTATAAGATCGAATCAATCTTTCGATATAACTTACTCTAGAAATGGTGTTTCCCTTGGCGTAAGAAATATAGATAACCTGCTCGCTTTTAAGCTTCCTGGTCATCTTATTGTCTTGAGGGTACTGAATCCAAATTTGTTGATATTCGCCGTTAGGTTGTGGCTCAGTAGCAGGTTGAAGTGACGTTGGATCAAGCTCCTTGAAGCCAACTATTTTCTTACCATCGGTTGAATAAACAATTTCAAAAGCAAGGAATCCATCAATCAAAAATTGTCTGAAGTATTGCCAAGCTAAAATGCTTTGCTGAAACCCAAACAACATGTACAAATTTCGAAAGCTTTCATCAAGCTTTTCTACAACTTTGGGCTTTAGATCGATGTTAGCAAGGGCTGGATAAGCGATAAAGTTCTTGTCATCATAGTTGATTGCATCATCGGACATCGTATCTAATATGAAATCAATTTCGCCATTGAGAGAAAACTTTCTTAAAAAATCCCTTTTACCTACATAGTCCTTGTCAAAGTAAGCAATGTATTTTCTAACTTTAGTATCTTGATATCCAAGGGTCCAATAGAACGCATCGTTTTCTGTGAAACCTGTTCCAGTCTCTCCCAAAAAGTTGGATTCTGTTGCACCTACTGCTTGAGAATTTCGGATTACCATATCCTCATATCTCATACCGAATCTCCCTATCTTAGAAAGATTCTTATAAAGATTTCCTAAGAATGACCTTTCCTCTACATTATCTAAAAAACCTGCCATTTCTTTCTATTATTCAGTTGGTGGGGCTTCTGGTGCTGCTTCAGGTGCTTCTGGTGCTTTTGCAGCAGGAGCTTCTGCAGCAGGAGCTGCGGCTTCACCCTCTGGAGCTTCCCCTTCTTTTTCTTTTTTCTTTTCTTCCTCTTTCCTCTTCTTGACAGCTTCCTTGTTTGCTCTGATATCATCTTCAGTTAATCCGAGGTGTGACTCGATCAAATATGCCAAAGAAAAGAACGGATTACCTGTGTCGTCAGTTAAAGCGTACATAGCATCAATCTGCTCTTTTTTCTTGAGCATCGTTTCGATTTCTTGATTGATTCTAAATGGGTTGTCAGAAACGAAAGTTAAACCAAGTTGGCTTTTGAAAAGATAATCTTTCTCCAACTCTGGGAAATCCTTTACCATTTGTATCCACAAAGGCTTAATTAAAATATCTTGGAAGATAGATCTTAACCTGCTAACAAATTTTCCAAATCTTATTTCTTCCTTGTCTAATCCTTCAGCACCATTCGAATAGTTTCCTATAGATCCGCCATCAGGGCCTTGGAATCGAGAAAAAGGAATTTTGGATTCTTGGACAAGTTTATCGAAGAAATATGCTAAAGGAGCAGGATCGTTAAGATTTGGTCCTGCTGTATTCAATGGCTCGATCGTTGGTGTTCCGTTTACTCCGGAAGGCATCAAATAGTTTTTGTAAAACTGAATCTTAGGTCTACCGTCTACAGTAAGTTCACCACTCTCGTCATTGAATCTGATATCCTCCTTATAGATACTCATTAGTTCTCCCAAAGTCTGCATAGATTTTTGGGGAGATCTAGATCCAATAGGAACGGTCATCTTCATTCTAAAAGATGCGTTCATAACAGACCAAATAACCCTGGTATATTCTATAATTCGAAGAATGTTGTAAGGCCGAATTAATCTTTCGGTGTAGCTAATTCTAGAAACGGAGTTTCCCTTAGCATAAGAAATATAAATTATTTGAGAATCATAAAGCATTCTCTTCCTATTTATGTCCTTAGGATATTGATACCAAACACTTAAAAAGCTCCCGTCAGGTTGCTTCTCAACAGAAGGCATAAGAGTTGTTGCATCTAACTCTTTAAAACCGATGATGTTTTTCCCCTTGTCATCGTATACTATTTCAAAAGCAAGAAAGCCATCTACTAAAAGTTGCTTGAAATATTGCCAACCACTGATATCGTCGGTAAACCCGAACATCTCATAGAGTTTCTTGAAGTTTTCATCGATTCTTTCCTTAACCTTTTCCTTTACGTCGGTTAGATTAAGAAAAGCCGGGTATGCAAAAAAGTTATATGAATCATAAGTAATTGATTCATCACAAACAGTATCCAAAATATACTCAATCTCCGGGTTCAATGCAAATTTTCTGAGGTAGTCTCTTTTACCTGCATAATCCTTGTCGAAATAGCTAATGAATTGTTTTGTTGTAGTGTCTTGTCTTCCTAGTGCATAAAGCAAACTTTCATCATCGATAGATTGCTTTTTCATGAACTCCGCCTCAACAGCACCAATGGCCTGGGAATTTTTAATTACCATATCACCATAACGCATTCCAAAGTTGCTAAGAGACTTTACAGATTCTCTAATTCTCTGAAATACTGGGTTACCACTTTGGTTTTCGTTGAATCCTGCCATTATCTATTGACTTCAATGTAGTTTTTGTACGATAGATCAAGGATTTAATTTCGATCTATAGTCATTATATATCGCTGGAATTGTCTGTCCCTCTATTTTTGTCATTGAGATGTACGGAATTCTTACCCAATCGGGGTAATCAACAATCTTTACATTTCTCAAGAAATCGGGCTTAAACCCGGTTAAAGAATTTTGCCATCCTGTTCCATTCAGTAATATTTTAAGAGAATTATAAAGATCTGGAATTGGTTGCTCTGCAGAAGTTTTTTCATTTTCATTAATTATATTGCTGAACTGGTTCCAAATTCTTAGAATTACCATACCTCTATAATCAGGCGGGATCACATTCAAATTCAATCCGTAAAGAACGTTTCCATTTTGGGTTTTGTCAGTTTTTAGATACAGGAAAATAGGACTCCTATCTATATAGGGATTGATCTTTGACGGTTTACTTTTTGTAAAATACTCGGAGCTATAAATCTTACCAGGAACAAATACTCCATTAAATTGGGCTTTCCCTCCGGAACCATTAGGTCCATACTTACTTTGAAAGATGTTATTACTGTCTGTTGAAATAGCAGAAAGCGAAGGAAAAGAATTTCTAAGTTCTTTTATTTGTTCTTCTAAAGGCTTCACTTACTTTTGAAAAGGAAATTTTCGTCAATCACGCCAAATCTATAACCTCTAGCATCAGCCCATTTTTGAGCTGCTTTAAACTTAGCTTGGTTCGTAATCCAAACCTGCATTTTGTGGTTGTATGATTTTAGCTTTTGTAGTGTAGCATTTCCTTCCAATAAAGGTTTTTTGAAATGTGATTCCGGCTTTACTTCCACTATCCAATCCTGGGTAGTGTCATCGTCTTTAAGGACTTGCATATAAAAATCAACATGATATTTGTGATCTTTTTTGTCCAAAGGATTATAATAAGGGATTGAAATTGGTTCAGAACTCCACTTAAGTATTCTTTCGTTGTGATCACAATATTTGCAAAACCTGAATTCCCAGGAAGATCTGCAAATTATATTATGTACGTCGCCAATATATTTTTCTGGATTCTTCGGAACATACAAGCCAGATTTATAATCCCCATTGGGTTTTATTTTTTTTATATCCGGCATAATGTTTAAACATTATATGAATTGTCGTCTCCAGTTATGTGAGAGAAAGGAATTGTTTTTGGAGATTTTGGTGGATGTATTTTTTTCCACCCTTTTGCAAATCCGTTTTTAGCAATTTGCGTGTAATAGGCAAAGGGATTATTAGATTTAGTAGGATCAAATCTGTTCCAATATTTTACAAGGTCTTCCATAGCAAAAGCCATACAATCTGCTTTGTCCTCTGGATCTCGATATGCCATTTTTTTAGAAATTCCCTGGATCATTAAACCAAACATCTCTATTGTCTCCCTGGTTAATTCTCCTTTTTCTTTTGACGCAAGAATGGCTGCCATAAGATCCGCATTTTTTACATAAGCTTTTGCCATCTTTTTCGTTTATTTTAATTTTAGATTAAACCTCGAGGTTAGTTTCGGTCTACTGCTTATCTTCTTCAGATTCATCATCAAAAGAAATGAGCGTTTCCTCGGAGGATTCTTTTCCGTCCGGGGCAACGCTCATTTTACCTTTTAAGTCGTCGACGTCTGGATCTGGTGACTTAGATTGGTCTGCAGAGGTTGGAGCAAAAGCCCAAACTCTACTTAGTATTTTTCTCAGTTTTTTTTTGACTCTTCGCTTTCGTCAAGGTTGTATCCCATTTCGGAATTTACCTCAACGTCAGTTTCTGCTTCAGTTCCAGCTGCAGGTGCTTCAGCCAACTCCTGGTCAGTTTTCATAACTTCTGGCTTTGCTGGTTCTGCATGTGTTACCTCAACTTCGTAGTCAGCTTCATGTTTTCCTCCTGGAGCAACTGCTAACTGCTGGTCAGTTTTTTCTACGTCACCTTCCGAAATTTCAGTTTGTCCCTCAGCAGGAGCTGAAGCCAATTCATTTTCTTCGTTGACGTTGTAGCCCATTTTATCTACAATTGAATCCTTAACCTTAATCTCGTACTTTGTTTCTTTTTGGCTACCTTCAGGAGCTTCTTCGAGATTAGCATGAGATTCTTTTTCGATGTCCTTCTTGCCTGCAGTATCCTGATCCTTTCCTGTAGGTGCAGCTGAAGTATTTGCTTTCAAAGTAGCAGCGGGTGATTTGTCCATAGAAGATTTTGTTTCTTTAGATGGTGCTACAGCCATTTCAGCTTCTTTGATCTCTTCCTGAGATTCAGTCTCTTCTTGATTTTCCTCTCCAGCATTGTTCAGTGCTTCTTCAATATCAACAATTTCATCCATTCTGAAGTCTCCAGTTCTTCCATTGTCCATTAGAACAGTGTAAGATCCCGAAGTTGTATCAACTGAAATTACCTTTCCTGTGTTACCAGATTCTTTAACTTTTACGTAATCACCTACGGTGAATTTTTCATCCTCATTTACGCTTGAAATCTCTGTGGTCTCGGAATCAATTTTTTCAATCTCTTCGTTTACTGCTGACCATTTCTTTCTAAGAGAACCTAATTCCTGCTCGAGCATAAATTTAGCTCTTTGCATTTCTTTTGAATTCTCGTAAAGAGGATTTGTGTTCATTAAGTTATTTAACTTGCTGATCTCATTTTCAATTACCGCGATATTGTCCAAGATTTGTTTTCTATCGTTGATCATGATAGATTTGATTCTTGTTTCACCCTCCAAAAATTCGGTAAGGCCTTCAGAGATATCGTACTTGAGGAATTCTTTAACCATTCCGGAAGCTTGCGTTCCATTCACTTTGAAAAGTGAATTTTCATTCATAGCCTCGTTGATTCTGTTTAGGAATAATGTATTGTTCCATTTAATCAAGTTAACAGAAGCTCCTTCATAAACTTTCGACTCTAATCTCTTAGCAAAATCAAGTTCTACGATCTGACCAAAGTTTTGGTAGATTGTAATTAAATCAGAAACCGCTTTTGC